GGTAGCCCTTCGCCAGCAGGGCGATCTCGGCATCCGAGAGGACCACGTTCCATATCGCTACGTGCGCAAGACGGCCCGCCCATCCGTCGTCGGGGGTGGCATCTCGCTCCGATCCTATCGACGTGGTGTTTAATTGTGCCCACGTCGGCTCATACGGACTGGTGTTTCTGGTGCCCTTGTTGCCGCCATCAAGGAAGGCGGCGCGGTTGGCGTTATCGGTAATCGTACCAGCGGCGTGGTGCCACTTGTTATAGGTGACCGACGCCGTAGACCAAGCAATAGAGGTGGTAAACGCTCCACCGCTTACATTGTTGATACCGATCTGAACAGCGCCCTTGACGCCAGCACCCGCAACTTCAGACAGGGAGAAGCGAATGTAGTGACCGGTCGCCGCACTGTCCTGCACTTGGAGGATGTTGAAGTCATTATCGGTAGAGTCCGTGGGGTATATCCACGCCGCGAACGTACACCCGAGCGCACTCAACGGTACGGTGTTGTACAGGTAGTAGTGGGTTGAGTTGTTTGGGGCGTTACTAAAACCTACGGCCATGAGCGTATCCCCTTACGTTGTAGTGTATTCGAGGGATACGGCCCAGACTTCCATGTCTCCCGTTGCGTTAGTACCAGATGTGCCGTTCTCACGGCCGAATCGCAGCGATATGTAATCGTTCGCAGCAATCGTCGGCGTACCGATTGCATCGGAGATCGTCTTCATCAGGCCCGCCGTCCCCGGCACGGCCTGATCGGCAGACGCCTCGACGGCGGCGTAGTTGTCCGCATCAATGGTTTCGCCATCGGCTATCGCCATGACCTCGGTGCGGATCGCCACGTTGTTTGCCGTGGCGGATGCCATCGAGTAGACTGCCTTGATCGTCAGCCCGCTGGCGTAGTCTCCGGGCATCTTGAAGTGCCACGAGACCAGCTCGTCGGTCGTGCCGTCGAATAGCAGGTACGGACGATTCGCGCCGGTGAAGGCTAGGCCGGGTGGGTTGGTCGAGTCGTGCGTATGCGCCGGGATCGGCAGAAGCATAGTTGCGGTTGCCATTACGTCACCTGATCCAATCTATTGCGCAAAGCCGTACGCAGCTGCGCTGCCGTCCGGTCCGCGAGAGCGTGCTGCTGGCGCAGGATGTTGATCTCGTCGATCATCACATCCGCGAACGCCTTGAGCAGGTCCTCGACATCGTATCGGGCTTTAAGGGATTCTCGTTTACTGGTAAGCGCCGCCGCCGCTAGTTCCGCATCCCGAGCATCCCGGCTTGCCTGATCTACCGCAACAACGTTGTCGCCAACGATGTCCCAATAGATCGAGGGCAAGCCACTAACAGCCGACAGATCGGGATTCCAGATCCAGTCCTGCTGCGGGAAGTCCGGCTCGTTCACCGATACCCGGTAGTCCTTAGCGTAAGGGAACGTCAGGCCAACAGTGCGATTAAGTACGTTAGCCATGAGACTCTCCCCTTAGGCCCAGGTGATCGTGAAGGTGAACTGAATGCTGTCGTTAAGGGCCAGCACAATACCCGTGAAGTCCGACTTCAGGAAGCAGGTGCCGACCGTCGAGGCCGAGAAGACGCCAGCATTGGTGATCGTCTTCGCGCCGTCTGCCGTCAGCGTACCAACGAAGCGGTTCGCGTCAGCCGTCGGCTGCGACTCGGTTGCAACGACACGGGCTTCCGAGGCTTCCGTGAAGAGAGTCGTGTCACCCTTGGCTGCGGTGCCAGCGCCCGTACCCCACGCGATATACCAGTTTGCCGGGGACGAGGTCGTGCCATCGACCATGTCGGCAAGCAATTCCTCGCCGGCCTGAGTGAAAATGTCTGCCATTGTAGTTCCTATTTGAAGAGCGCGGCGAGCCAGAGCTTAAATCGCTGCCACAGAGTGAGTTTGAGCACGGTCACTGGAGCTTCCATCCGCTCCACGGAGCCGTCCGCCCGTCGTATTTCGATTTCCAAGGTGGCCTTGCCACGTCCGCCGAATATTCTTCCCGGCCCCGGGTTGGTCTCCACCGCTTCCTTCTTTGCATACACGCGGCCCCGAACACCGGGACCTGCTATACGAACCTCGCCACGCTGGCGGGCCCTGTACCATTCCATTAACGCCACTGGTCTCTCCTCATTGGCGCACCCAGACATCAACCGTGCCACTGTTCCCGGTTACTACAAATTGCAGGTACGGGAGGGCCGCGATCGGCTGGATACTGTTTGATGTAATTGCTATCAGCTCGTACCACGGAGCCTCCGCAGATAGCCGCCCTTGCACGGAGACAGCCGCAGAGGCCGAGATGGATACCTGCACGGTACACTCGTCCTTGCCGCCGAGCCGCTGCAAAGATACCGTCGGACTCGTGCCGCTTGCAGCGACAAACGAATCGAGGGGATGCAGAATCATTGGAGGCTCCTATTGGTTAGCCGTATAGTTTCACGCCGGCTTTCACGGCGCGTTCGATTTTCGAGGCTACCTGATTGCGGTAGTACTCGTCCTTGGCATAGCGTGGGTCGCTCATCGCCTTGGTCAGCTCGTGCGAGGACTTGAAGTAGTCACCGATTGAGGTGACGTTCCCGTCCCCACTCAGGTTAACCGAGGGGGTGATATCGGCATTGGCCTTGTAGCGTTCTGCCAACACCCGAGCGCCCTGCTTCACGATCGCCGGGTTGGTGCTCGTGAGCTGCACGTCAAGGGCCGCTATCTCATCGTCAGACAGGTTGTCGGCAGCCCACTTGACGGCTTCCTGATACGACTCCTGGGTCCCGCCAAACTCACCGAAGGCAGCGGCCTGTAGCTTTTCCACAACAGCGCGCTGGCCATCGATGTACGTATTGACGATGTCCCGGGAAAGCCCGGCCTTGGCCAGACTCTCGTACGTAGCGTCCGACAGCTCGCCCTTCTCGAAGAACTCCGCGGCGGCAGCGTCCACGGCGGACTGCTGGCCTGCCTCGGGGGCCTTCGGGGCATCCTCGGGTGTCTTCTCAGGCGGCGCCTTGCTGCGTAGGGCAGCCTCTGCGTCCTGCTGAGCTTTGAGCAGGGCCTGTATATTGACCTCGCCCTTCTCGGCGTCCCAGAACTTCTCAGGGATGTCCGCCGGGCGTTCCGGCTTGGCCTCTTGGGCCCGAAGGTTTACCGACTCGCCGGTCCGGGAGTCGTCCGAGCGGATGGATGTGACTCCCTTCTCGGCCTTCTCCAGAGCGGCGGCATCGGCAGCGGCGGCTGCGGCGGCAACACCCGGGTCGATATCCGCCCCGACGTTGACTCGCTCAACCATCGCTCTTCGCCCCCTTGCCCTTCTTGGCAACAAGGTCGTCCTCGTGCGGCGGATTGGAATAATCCCCCGGGAAGACGACGTTGTCCAAGATGTTGCCGTTGGTCATCGTGGTCCGTTTGACGACCACGCCGTCCCTGCGGACGAGCACGGTCTCATCGGCCTTGATTGCCGGCTCCGGGACTGCCCGGCCACTCACGTAGCCGAGCCCGGATGGGTTAGCATTTGCCATGTTTCTCTCTCCTACATTGGATTACTGAGGTTGCATCATGCCTTGAGCGATCGCACCGGATACGTTCCCGGCCACAGGCCCGGCAGCCTTGTCTATGACGTTGGCTCCCATCTGCTGCTGCTGCTCCTGCATGAGCTGTTCTTCAGACTTGCGAATGTTACTGATGTCCACGTTGTGATGGACAGCCATCAGGTCGGCCACGCCGGCCGGATCGAACTGGTTCATAAAGACCTCGCCGAACAGGGCGATGCCGTCTTGGAAGTACTGCCTGTACTTGTTCAGCTCGTGGCCACGGCCCAGCGCGTCGAAGCCCGTCACGATGACAGGCTCCAGGGTTCCATCGGGCAAGCCCGGCAGTTCACCAGCTTTCCGCATTTGCGCCATAAGCCGGCGCACGATCGGGAGCTGAAGCTCCTGCGCGAGTACCGTGTAGACGCCACCGAGCACGTCCTCCAGCTCCTGCGCCTGCATCCTGATCTCCTCAGCGGTCACCCGTTCAGCGTTCCGAACGGTACCGGTGGTGAGCAGGAAGGCGTGCGACAGGCGTAGCGTGAGGTCGTCGATGGTTGCCTTCGCGACTTGGAAGTCGGGGTACTTCTCGACCTGCAATGCGACTATGTCTTCCGGGTTTCCCTCTACGAACTCGCCGGACTCCGCCTCTTGCAGGGCTTCGATATCCGTGGAGCTATTGGGACGCTCAAGGAAGATCACCTTGGCGGCGGCGGCTGCGAACTGCACGACCGACTTGGACAGGCCTTCGAGAGACCGGAGGTCCCCCATGTATTCTTCGACGTGGCCGCGCCCGTAGTCCTCATTCTCGATGGCTGCCCATCGCAGAGGGATGTACGGACACTCCTCGTACTTGGTCCGACCCCGGGAGCCGGGCACCTCGATCTCGTTGATCTCTTGGTACCACTCGACTTTCTTGCCGGTGCGCAGGACCTGCGTGTAAACGTGTACATCCTTGTCGTCGGTCGGGTCGATCGTCACGCCAACGTGGGCGGCGATGTCCTCGTCCATGGTGCTGGGATGCACGGTCTCTTTGACGACGATCTCGCGCCAGTTACCCATTGCATCGCGAACGACGCAGTACTGGGTAAGGCGGAACATCCGGGCTCCGCCCTCGTCGGGCATGAAGAGCAGGGCGTTGCCGCAGCATTCGAGCTGCTTCAGAACGGCGTGAATGACAACCCGCAGGTTGCCGTTCTCGACCCTCTTCATGGCGCGATTCTCGATCTTGCGCAATTGCTCCTGTATCTCGGTCAACCCTTCGACCTCGGCTGCCACGTCTTCGCTGACATTCAGTCGGAAGAACGGGTTCCCCGCAGGGAGCAGGGCCAGCGACAGCTTGGAGGCGAGGTTGTTCAAACCACGCGCACCAAGGGACTGGTAGGGTTGGGGGAGTTGGGAGTTTTCGTTGTGCCCTTCGCGGGGCATCAGCGCAGGTATCGTCAGATCGGCCGCGTCCCTCGCCCGGTTCAGGATGGCGTCACGCTTACCGTTGAGTTTTTCCCAACGCTCTTTGGCAGTCGCCATCTAGTTCTCCTAGCGGGTAGCTATACCCCTCATGAGCCGCCTCGGGGGCGGGCCGGCGGGGCTTGCGATATTCAGGTTGGGGTTGCGGTGGGGCAGCGGGCGGATGCCGAGCTGCGCCCCAAGGCCGAGGCCCTGGTCAATGCGCAGGCTCGACCGACCGCTGCGGAGCTGGTCCACCATTCCCGACTGGCCGACGGCGGCGTCGAGGTACGGGTTGCGAAGCCACTCGGGCTTCTCCTCGGGCTTCGGCTTGGGAGGTTTGGGTGCTTTGCACATTGGGTTATTCCTTGAGCAGCGCCCCCTTCAGGGCACGGCTTTCGTTAGACGTAAGGCGGGCCTGCAGTTCATCTATGAGCGAACGCTTGCCGCTGTAGTACATGGCCTCGCGCTCACTGACGTGCGGCTGCCAGCATCGGTGCGGGTAAAGCTTGTCCA